AGATTTTCAGCGAGTGGCGCTACGCCCGGCACGTTGTCGAGCCGTTCACGCTGCCGAAGACGTGGCCCCGTCACGGTGGCATCGACTGGGGAATGCGCGCACCGTCCGCGGTGATCGTCGCGGCCCAGGATCAAGACGATCGGCTGTGGGTCTACGACGAGGTCTACGCCGCCGGGCTCGGTGAGCAGGGCCTTGCGGACGAGATCAAGCGGGTGAACGGCAACGACTTCGTGTCCTACGCCTTCGACCCGGCGATGTCGAGCAAGATCGGTGACGCCATGCCGGTCGCGACCGTCCTGCAGATCGCCGGCATCGCCCTCGAGCCTGCGGAGAACGATCGGCTGTCAGGTTGGGCACGCGTCCACTCGTACCTGAAGGACGGCCCGATCTGCCGGTACCACCAGGCGCTGCGCGAGCAGCTCGACACGGAGACGGGGAAGCCGAAGTGGGATGGCGATACGTGCCCGATGGTGCACGTGTTCTCGTCGTGCACGAACCTGATCAGAACGCTTCCAGCGCTCCCGTATCGAAAGACCGGGAAGCTCGAGGATGCCGACACCGACTCGGACGATCATGCGCCGGACGCGTTCCGATACCTCGTGATGAAGCTCGGCTCGACCGCGCGTCCGGTGATCCACGACGAACCGGCGCCGCCGAAGGACACCGGGTACTCCGTTCCACCTCCGCCGTCGAGCACCGTCGGGGAGTCACCGTTCGTCTGAGAGGTGGGGGATGGACGAGCAACCCGATTGGCTTGCCGAGGTCGCGAAAGACCTCGCCGCCGAACCTGAAGTCGAGCCGTACTACCCCGGCGTCGACCCAGATGGGAAGGAACGCCACCCACCGTTCGGTCTGCGCTTCGTAGCGCCCGATACCGCAATGCAAGGCGTCCGACGCCCCACCGATGAGCCGGAACGAGAGTTCCCGCCCGGCGCCGTCCAGCGCTCGCCGTTCGTCTGACACCCGGAGGTCCGCAGATGGCTCTCTGGTCACGGAAGGCCCAGTCGGACCCGATCAGGGAGCGCGTCGAGCAACTGCAGGGCCTGGTGCTCATCGCCGAGCTCGAGCAACACCTCGCACTCATCGCCCCTCCGGTCGAAGAGGGTGTCTCGGTCGTTCCGGCCGCTCGCGGCCTCACCCAAGCGTCTCCGTTCGTCGAGGCTGACCAAGCCAGCCCGGAGCGGGGGATCGTCGGCCGCGTGCGGCACGTGATCGAGGCGCGCCGCACGTCCACCGACGTCGTGCTCGCACCACCTGCGCCGCTCGTGAAGCGTCAGGGGTTCGTCAACGGCATCCCGCCGGGCGGCACCACAGCGACGAACGCCGGATCGACGTCGACCCTCGGAGCGGTCGACCGCGACACCCAGATGGACGAGCTGCTCGGGGCGTACCTGACCTGCTCGTGGGTTTCCACGGCCATCGACAACATCGCGCGCACCATCACCGCCGGCGGCCTCACGATCGGCCCGAACGAGGTCGACGCCGACGACGACGCCGAACCCACTCCGCCCCCGGGCGTAGCGCGGATCCAGGCGCTGCTCGACTACTGCAACCCGGACGACGACATCCGCCAGCTCATGCGACGCGTCATCACCGACATGCTGATCTTCGGCGACGCCTTCGTTGAGGTGTCGTGGATGTACGGCGAGCCCGTCGCGCTCTGGCCGCTCGATTGCCAGACGATGCACGTGATCTCCGACGAGCACGGCTCGGTCACCGGATACGTCCAGACCACCGACTCCGGTCGCTCAGTCACGTTCGAGACGAACCAGGTGATCCACGTCCGCATGGACGCGCCGGGTGCCTCTCTCTACGGCGTGGGACCGACGCAGAAGGCCCTGATTGCGATCAAGACGTGGCTGTTCGCGGCCGGCCTGATCAAAGAGACGATGAAACGGGGCGACCCCTCACGCCTCCACGTCGACTACCCGCTGCCCGTTCCTGACCCGGACGTCCGCAAGGCCGCCCAGCAGTACGCGAGCCGCAATCTCGGTGTGCGGAACATCGGCAACCTGTTCGAGACGCGCGGCGGCACTGCAGTCAAGGAACTGTCGTCGAACAAGATCGAGTACTGGCTGAAGGTCAAAGACGAAGCCCGCGACGAGATCCTCTCCGAGTACGGCGTGCCGAAGCGCAAGGCCGGTGTCTCGGTTCCCGGGTCGCTCGGCGGCGCTGGTGCCGAGACGGGCGAGGACAAGACGTTCCGCGTGAACACATGCGGCCCGACGGGCGAGCTCGCCCTTGAGAAGTTCTCGTTCGCCCTCTGCTACCAGGCATTCGGGGTGAAGGACTGGCGCATCAAGTTCGGCGAAGTCGACTGGCGAGACGATCTCGTGGTCGAACAGATCCGCGACCTGCGGCTCCGCAATGGATCGTGGACGGCCAACCGGTACCGCAAGGACATCGGCGAGCCCTCGATCGAAGGTGGCGACGACCCGGTCCTGGTCGACCGTCAGAACCTCGTGCTGTGGGCCGACATGGCCGCGCTGTCGAAGGCGTCGGTCGCTGCCAAGGGGAAGGGTACGACGCTCGACCCCAACGCGCAGACCGCCGACGAGAAGGCCCAAGCGGCTCAAGCACTCGGTATGGGGAAGCCAGCGGCACCAAACAACGCGCCTCCGGGTGCGGAGGAGTCAGACGACCCCCGCGCATGGGCGTACGCCGGTGGGCTCGCTGAGTACTTCGAGTCTCAGTACGCCAAGCGGATGTCGATGGTGAAGAGGGAGTTGGTCGACGCATGAACACGGACATCGAGTTCACCGTCGCCACGCGCCTTCCGAAGCTGGGAGTGCTCACACCGGGCACTCGCCAGCAGATCCGCCGCCTTCGCCGTTCGCAGGTGCCTTGCTTCCGCTGCGGGGCGATCCTCTCGCCCGGGCGGAACGTGCTCTTCGACGACGGCCACGACTCGCACGCCGACTGCTCGCTGAGCCGCAACGCCGACTTGGTGAAGATGCGGCGCGACTTCGCCATGCAGGACGCCCGAGACACCGGGAGGACCGGACCGTGGGAACTCCTGAAGCCGATGCAGAGGGATGCGAGGGCGACCCCCTACCGCCAAGTGACGTTTGTGCCACAGGCGGCTTGATGACCGCGGCCAAGGCCGCGCCACTCGTCCAGAAGTTCATCGCTGGATCGAACCGAAACCGTTGATCAAAGGGAGAGCACCCCGATGAAGTTGAAGACCACCGTCTACCGCGACGAACTCAGCAGCGAAGGCATCCTCCTCGCCAAAGAGGAGACGACGCTCGAGATCGACTCCGAGGTCGAGTCCCCCGAAGAGTTTGAGCGGATCGCGCGCCAAGGCGTGTTCGTCGGCGTGCTCTACCCAGATCCCGGAGGCGCGTGATGCAGCTCGGACACTTCGACTTCCTCTCGTCCCAGCAGGAACTCTCGACGACGGACAAGGCGAGCACCCCACTCGCCGCGAACGCCGTCTGCAACGGCCAGGCGTGGGCCCTTGGCTTCGGCACCATCACGCTGGCCAACATCACGACGAAGGGCAAGCCAGCAGGCTCGCTGTTCCGTGCGTTTGCGGCGGCTGATGTCGCTGGCACCCTCACGATCCAGCACAGCTCAGACGGTCAGACGTGGTTCACCGACCAGGCGGCGTCCTCGACGGCTGTCGTGCCGGCGGACTTCACCAAGGGCGTCGCAGTCGAAGCGAAGGTCGTTCTGCCGTTCATCCGTGCGGTACTGACCAACGGCGGCACGATCCAGACCGAGTGCGAGTTCGTCACCACCCTCGTCTCGATCTAGGTGGCCCGGACGCACCGGACGCCGACCGGCGGGACGCGCGGACTCGTCAAGAGCCTGCACGCCACCCTCCGAGCACCCCTCGGGTCGCGGATCACCAAACGGGCCCTGGTGCACAAGCTGCCCACCCCTCGCATCACCGGCAGGCCGAAGAAAGTCCCAAAGGTCATCGCCCCGTCGTCCTCGAGCCGACCTGGCGGCGCGCCGTGGCAGTCGGCGCGCGCTGCACACGTCCAAAAGCACGAGCACATCCGCAAGGCACGTCAAACCCAGATCAAAGGCTGGCGCTCGTCGCGAAAGCGCGTGCGCCCACGTTGAAGGAGCACAGATGATCGAAGAGCCCGTTTCCGCAGAAGCCCCCGTCAGCGAAGCCACCGACTCGATGCCCGGCGAGACGCCGGAGGGTCGGATGCCCGTCGACCACCGCATCGTTCCCTCGGTCGGGCGCATCGTCCACTACCAGATGACCTCGTACGACTGCACCATGCTCAAAGAGCAGCGCGCATCGTTGGAGCTGAAGACCGACCCGAAGTCCATCGGCGGCTTCTCGACGAAGCTCGCGGCCGAAGGAAACGGCTACAAAGAGGGCGAGATCGTCGCTGCCGTCATCGTCCGCACCTGGGGCGACTCGGTCGAGTCCTCATGCAACCTGCAGTTGCTCCTCGACGGGAACGACTCGATGTGGAAGACGAGCGTCTCGCAGACCTCGCACCCCGACAACGCTCCCGAGTTCGGCCGCTGGTCCGTTCCTCCGCGCGCCTGATGCCGTACACCATCGGTTTCGGCTTCGACGATCACCCGACGAAGCCCGGCATCCGTGGCGGCACGCCTCGCAACAAGAAGCGGGCGAAGGCCGCACGGCAGAGCCGCAAGCGCAACAGGAAGTGACCTCGGTCGCTCCGTACGTCGCCGACGTGTTCGCCGCCGGTTACGCGGTGCACGGGCCCGACACGGTGTCTGAGTCGGCGATCGCGGCGTTCACCCTCGCGGTCGAGATGGCGAGCGACCGCCACGACCCCAACATCCTCATGCTCGTCGCAGAGATTGCGAAGTACGAGGGGATGATGGCGACGCTCGCCGAGCGCCGTGAGGCCCTGTCGAAGCGGTGGGAACGGAAGATCAAGCCGATCCCGAAGGCCATCGCGGCGAACATCGACACCGCCGCATTCATCACCGCAGCGCATCGACACCTCGCCGATCACAACCTCGGCCCGGACCGGAACGATGACGAGCCGCTCGCGCGCCAGCGCGCGTCGGTCGCCAAGGGCGCCGCTCTCGTGGCGCTCACCGGTTTCCTGAAGGCGAACCCGGAGATCGCGTCCCAGTGGACCGAGCTCGTCGCCCAGGCGGAAGCCGAAGCGAAGGCGGAGGGCGTCGTGCAAGCGACTGCGTTGAGCCATGAGAAGGCCGGTCTGCCGCCATCGGAGATGCCCGATCTCGATGACCTCTACGCCAAGACGCTGAAGGCGCTGCGCGAACTCGACTCGTACGGCAACCGAGCGCCGGCGTGGATTCGTGATCAGCTCGACGGACTCGCCGGCGACATGGGGAAGGCGATCGCCGACGGCATCGTCCGGAACTTCGGACCGACGGACCTGCTCGAGTACGTCAACAAGATCATCGACAAGGGCCTTGGCGCGCAGCGCTACATCGACGAGTCGATCCACTTCGCCATGCAACAGGCGGCTGTCGCTCAGATGGCCGCCCAAGGCGTCGAGTTCTTCGACTACGTGGCGATGCCCGATGCGTGCCCGATCTGCGCCCCGCTCGACTCGTCGATCGCCGGGCCGTACACGGAGGCGTCGCTGCCGTCTCCACCCCAGCACATCGGCTGCCGGTGCCTCGTCACCGACGGCGGCACCGTCTCGGACCCCGGAGGGAACGCATGAGCGCCACAAAGACGAAGACGGGGACATTCCTCGTTCCCGGCGTCTCCCGGAACAAGCGGCGGTACACCCCGGAGAACATCGGCCGCGCGACCGCTCGCATGCAGGCGCGACTCGCGTCCGGTCAGACGATCGTGATGCACACCTCGCACAAGGCGAACGCCGAGGGCGACACGCGCGCCACGGCTGCGAACGTCACGAAGGTGTGGCAGGACCCGCAGAGCGGGAAAGGCAAGTTCGCCTACGAGTGGTCACCCACCGACGCCGCGAAGGACACCAAGGGTCTCGTCGAGGCGAAGCAGCTGAAGACCGTTTCCGTCTTTGGGAACTGGGTCGGCGACGTCGGGAAGGACGACGACGGTGTCGAGTCCGCACCGGACATCGACATCTCCTCGATCGACTTCACGCACCGCCCGGGCGTCAGCGGCGCACAGCTCGACGAGTCGCTCGCCGAGTACGCGTCGGCATCGGGCGCCGGGATCTGGGAATCGTTCGACGAGGGTTTCGTCGACGAGACGGGGTCCATCGCCGAAGACGCTGAGCCCGCAGGGCCGCTCGCGATCATCGAGGCCGAGCAGCTCCACGTGTTCGAGGACGGCCTCTGTCAGCAGTGCCTCACTGAAGCCGACTCGACCGACGCCAAGAAGCCGTACGGCGACGTGCCGTACGCCGACCAGGGGTTCCAGAAGGACGGCAAGAAGCGGTACCCGATCGACACCAAGGCGCACGTCCGCTCGGCCTGGTCGTACATCAACAAGGCGTCGAATGCCGCGAAGTACACGGCCAAGCAGGTTGCCGTGATCAAGCGGAAGATCATCGCCGCGGCCAAGAAGTTCGGCATCGAGATCAAAGAGGACTGGGACAGCCTCAACTCCGTCCTCGAGACGCTCGGTGGTGAATTCGCCGATCTGCTCGAGGCGTACTCCTCGATGTCGCTCTCGAACGGCCAGGGCAACGTTTCGGTGTCTGCTTACACCGACGAGCCCGCCGATCTCCCCGCCGTCGGCAAGGCGGTCGCTCGCGCGGCCCTCGCCGGCTTGCTCAACCTCGACCCAGACAACGACGGCGATGTCGACCTGGGCGACGGAAATGACGCGCCTCCCGGTGATGGCGACGCAGAGGACGCACCCGTGTGCGACTCGTGCGACGCCGGTCTGCCGGAAGAGGCCATGTACTGCCCGATGTGCGGGCAGCCAGTTCCCGGAGCCGAAGAGGCCCCGGCCGACGAAAGGGGTACCCAGATGGGCACCGAAGCGAAGCCGGCCGAGACGGCCACCAAGAAGTTCACCCTCGAAGAGGCACAGAAGATCGTTGGAGAAGCAAAGCACTCGTTGCTCGCCGAAGGGCAGACCGAGTTCACTGCCGACGAACTTCTCCTCATCTCGGTCGCACCCGCACCTGCGGTGAAGGAAGAGACCGAGCTTGAGAAGGCTCGGCGCCTGGTCGCCGAAGCGGACGCAGCCGAGGCTGAGAAGCCGATCACGGCCAAGCAGATGGCCGAGATGCTCAAGGAGCACGGCGAGACGGTTCGCACCCAGGTCCGCGAGGAGCTGATCGAGGAAGAGCGTCGCGGCGGCTCCGGTCGCATCGTTCGGCGCGGCATCACCGAGTCCGACGCCGAGCGCATCAAGGGCGCTGGCTTCGAGCGCGACAGCTCGAAGCTCGCCGAGATGTCCGCGGCGGAACTCGCGCTCGAGCTCGACAAGGGCATCGGCGCACTCCTCCCCGGCTAGTCGCTCTCGACTACCCGACCTTCGCCCACCATCTCTTCGAGTCCCAGAAAGGGGACCCAGATGTCCACTGAACT